ACAGCTCGTTATCTTGTAATTTTTTTAGCGCGTTATTAAATTTGCGCTGCCCCATAGGTTCAATAAATTGCTTACGCAGTTTCAGCTCTCCGATGGCATGGGCTAATGATCCCTCGGCGGCATAAACGCTGGTGGTGTCGGGAAACTGTAAGCTTAAACGGGCGCTTGGCGGGCAGTTTATCCATCTATGGGCGCTACTTGCTGATAACAGCGCGTGTCCGCTCATATCCGCGCCCCCAAAGACTTAAGCTGCAAAGCGAATGCTCCGTACTGATCAGGCGGCAAAAGATTAAGGCCTCTCACCCCGAAGTGAGCCAGCAACTGCACCAGCTCCCCTTGTTTGCCGGCGTCCATTAGTTGCGCGGCTGCCGTGGCCAGCTGTTCCAGGGTGTATGCCGGGGGCGCGGTGGTGATAATAGGGGTTTGCGCCGGCATTATAGGAGCGGGGGCAGGAGCAGGGGCAGGAGCAGGTGTTGGTTGTGCTACTGGTTGGGTGACAGTAACCGGTGCTTGCGGTACGGACGACATTTGCGGCGGTTCTGTTGCGTGCTGCAGCGCGGCGGCCAGCGCCATTATGGCTGTAACCAGCTCAGGGCTTTTTATTTCTATGGTAAATCCGTTCATGTGTGTAGACCTCCTGTTTTATTTTATTGGTTTGTATACATTTAACCCAAGGCGAATATCATCTTTATCAATAGGGATATTACCCTCGGATGTAGCGATAACTACAGATTTTCCGCTGCCGGAAAGGCACTGTTCCTTGCTTAGATCCACCACGATGGTAAGCTTGTCCCCGGTAATCGATAGGTTAACATTCTTCATTCTGCTCCACCTCCTTTACGTATTCTGCTAACGCTGCCAGGAAAGAGCTAGTACAAAGCTCTCCGGTGGTCACTAGCGCGCTAATAATAGGCGGCAATTCTTTTAGATTTTGCAAGGCGGGCAGTTTATTAACCGCGTTTCTGAGGGCGCTCCCCACCCCCCGGCTGGTAGTCTCATTTTTCACGGCTATACAAGGGTATATTTTTTTATGTAATTTGAATTTTGCTTCCGGATTTTCTTTGATGATTTCAAGCGCGTCAATTATGTATTTATGGCCTAGCAGATTGGGCGTAATGCCCCAGCATGTCAATTCTTCGCTCATTTTTCTCATTTGACAATTTCCTCCTAATCATTCATAATGTTGTTGACTATTTTTCTTTTGCCGTCCGGCTGTTCCCGCAGCTTGGGCGGCTTTTTCATTGTCGATCAAGATATCAGTCACCAGCATAAGGATAATTTGGGGCGGCGATCCAATCTTGCCGGATATGTCAGCTACTAAATATGATAAGCAAGCTGCAATTTCTATAACATTGCTCTTCGTATCACATTCGGTGGTAAGACTACCCGTTTCTTCATCCCAACTAACCGCTAATTTCACGTGTTTGCCCATTATCTTCCCTCCGTTATATCAAATTGCAAGTTAAACCCCAGTCCGTCCAGTGTTCCTGTTATGATTCCCTTGCCACGTCCCAGGTCAACCGTGTAGGCATCCGTACTGTAATCGGATATTTCCTGCTCGGTCAGCGTATCAAGCAAAAGCTTTGCTATGTAATGGGTTGTATCACGGCGTTCCGCATCGTTTACCGGGGAATTATTGTCGGCTGCTTCTGAGGGTTCAGGCTTGTCAAAAGCCTTGTCAAACTTAGCGTCAATCTCGTCAAAAAGCTTGTCAAACTCAGCATTAATCACAGCAGGTTTGCGCCCTTGTAAATGCTCAGGTTTGGCATAATCTGCGTTCAAAAATTTATCCCGTTGCTGCATAATACGATAATGCGCCATCTGCGCGGCCTTTTTGGGTACGCCTAACTTTTCACCGATCTGCTCATATGTAAGCCCGTCTTCATCCTTTAGCTTCATCAGCTCTCGCCTAAGCTCCGGAGTCCAATTGATTTTTCTTGTTTGTGATGTTTGTTTGTCCATCGTTTCCTCCTTGTTTTTTATACCGTATTTTTCGCGTTCCTCGGCGGTCATCGGTCGCGTGATACACTCGCCGCTAACGCCGATTTGGCCTTCGGTGTCAAATGTGCTGTTAATCAATAGGCTTTTGCGTGGCCTGATCACGATTACACCCCCAACCACATACTAACTATCATCCAAAATATCCAGCCCCACATAATAGCAATGGCTAAGACTGTTGCCTGCTGTAACAGGACTGCATCCTGCCGCAGAAACCAGCGTACTATTTTAACTATCGGCTTTTGCCAGCGATAACGAATAGTGCCCTTGAGCCATAGCTGTTTTCCTGTCAGCTTTGTTTTTGTGAGCCGCCTATACTCGGTAATATATGGGTCAGGAGATATTGCATTGCATTCAGTCGATTGCAACATTGTTGTCCTCCTCATTCTGCAAGCCGCGCCATTCAAAGCACTCGCGGTTTGGCCACTTAAGACACTGCCCGCTATCGTTCCGTTTATGTTTGCACACCTCACAGCGTCCCTTGTCGTGAGCTACCAAGATATCCTCAACTGCCGCCCTCTCCCTGCGCCGGGCTTCAGCGATTTGGGCTTGCAGTTGCTTAATCATGTCTGCACTCACAGTCTATCCCTCCCCCATGGCAGATATCGTCATATGTATAGCCTTCAACAGCTCAATTTCTTCAACCACTTCGGCGTCCGGCACATATTCTTGCCCGCCATATGTGGCAGCACATGTTATACACAGTTCTTTTGATACTGCTGGACGATTATGACAAATTACGCAGGTAGTCATATAAAACCGCCCCTTTCCTTGACATATCGCAAAGCGTCCAAGCTCGTTTCGCAAACTGAAAATTGTTTTATCAGATCAGCGCCGAGCCCGTCAGAAATGGCATCAACGCTATCAAGGTTACCAAAAAATTCCCTTGTTTCCTCGATTACTGTTTCGTGCCACTCAATGGCCTGGTCGATCTCTTTCATGCTGTTTTGCATTGCTTCACTCTCCTTTTTGCCGCGCACTTTGGACATACGTAGATCTTCGGGCTTTCCTCAATGCGGCTCACTATCCAATCTTGTCCGCAATCGCGGCAGATCCTAACGCGGTGATTTTTCATAGCCTGTCCCTCTTGGTCGCTTCCTTGATTGCTGCTTTTGCCGCTGTTTCTGCCACAACCTTGATTAATTCCATCGCCGGCATCATGATATCGCCTTCTATGTAGCGGCGAAGTGCGATAGGGGAGATGTGGAAGGCGGCTTTGCCACCGTCACGTTTTACACATGACCCAAACGGAAGAGCCTTACTTTCCAAACCCCACTGAACCCAGGGTACAGACTTTCCGAGTAATTCTGCGGCAACATTAACCGGGACATTACAAGGGTACTGTTCAAGAATTGCTGTGTAGTTGGTCATAATACAGCCCCCTTTCTATGTTATTGTTCACGCGCGCATTCCAGGTCATCCAAGGCATCTATCAGCCTTTGGTAAGTGGCTATATCCGGGCGGCGTATGCCCCGCGAATAATGTGATATGCTTTTGCGGCTGATCCCCGTAGCTCTCGCAAGATCCGATTGACTTATTTTGAGTTCGGCCATACGTTCTGACAAATACTCGGCGCAAGGTATACGGTTGGGCTTTAAGACTTGCGATGGTTTTCCAATTACAATATTTTGAATTTTCCAGCCGCCGCTTTCCAACAAACCTAATACGTATGGCAGCTTCGCCTTGGGGCAATTGGCTACCAACCGTGCGGCCTTCAGATAATCCGCAGCCGTAAAACTATCTGCCTTTGGCTGTGCGGTTTGTTGTTCTGCCGTTAGGGCGTTATTAATCAAACGAAGGTCGGCGATTTGCTTGTCTGCCAACTTCAACGCCCTTGCCATCACTGCATCGGGGCTGTTCCATTGTGCTTCCAGTGCGATAAAATACTGCCTTGCCATCTTGCCTTTCTCGTTGCGCTGTAACATGCAGATTTCTTTTGCCATCGGGATAGTCAGTTGATGGTCTATCTTGTTTTGACCACCTTGTTGCCCGCTTCCCAAATTTGAGAAGCAAGATATATAGTCTATTTCCTCGGTAAAACCGTACTCAAACATTCTTTTAATCCAGTCGGCATATTTGGTATCTACCTCCAGAAAATTATGTAAATCTCGGCCTGATACCGTAGGCTGTTCCTCGTTGTAGTTTATCGGGATCAATTCGTTCATGTATTGTGCTCCTTTCTATGTTGTAGCGTAAATGCGACTAAACGGATAAAAAAATATCGGCTGCCTCTTGCTTGCTCAAATCTAAGCAGGTGACAATCCTATGTACCTCGCCAATCGAAAACGTTTGTCCTCTCCTATTTAATTTCCGATAAAAAGTGCTCCTATCAATGCCTAAGCTAGATGCTAGAGCCGCGGCTGATATAGATTTGTCTGTCATAACGTCGTTGAGTTTTTCGATATTGACTTGCATAACATCCCCCCTCTCGATAGCATTTATGCCACTATCTAAACTCAGTATAGTCGCATAAATGCTATTTGTCAACAGCTAAAATAGCATTTATGCGAAAATATCTGTTGCAATTTTGCGCCAGCCGTGGTACCATTAATTAGGAGGTGGCTCGCATGTCTATTACTGGTAGCCGGATCAGAGACAGAAGAAAACAAATCGGCAAAAGCGCGGATGAGGTTGCTACATGTATAGGTGTGTCTAGATCTACAATTTTTAGATACGAAAATGGTGGTATCGATAAGGTTCCATCAAACATTCTGGAGCCTTTAGCTTTGGCGTTGTGTACAACTGAAGAGTATCTAATGGGGTGGACGGATGACCCGATCAACTACGATGACGGAGATATTATCGCTAATCTATCACCTACAATTTTGGATTATTTTGATGGGGACGTAAAAAAAACATTGGAGTTTCATGAGGCGGTCGATAGGGGTGTGCTAGGCCCGCCGCCAGAAACAGCCACTATGGGCTTTAATATGACAGGCAACCTCTCTGTTGATGGCTTTGAATCTGAGCGTGTCATCTCATTTCCGGTGATTGGTAATATTGCAGCGGGCTATGATGGGCAAGCGGTAGAAATACCGTCAGAAGACGTAGAACTTATTCCATTGTCTTTACTTGGCGGGCGCGATTCGAAAGACTATTTTGTCTTGCGTGTCACCGGGGACAGCATGTACCCCAAGTTTCTGGACGGGGACAGGGTTTTGGTGTTGCGCTGCACCAGCGTAGACAGTGGCAGTATTGCCGTCATATTATACAATGGCTATGATGCAACAATTAAGCGCGTTAACTATGTATACGGCGAGGATTGGCTGGATTTGATACCGATAAACCCTGAATACCAAACCAAGCGCATAGAGGGCACAGAATTGGATCAGTGCCGCGTCTTGGGTAAAGTGGTCAAGCTAATGCGGGATGTGGATTGAAATGAATAATAGAATAGGAGGGGCTAACAATGGAAGAAATGTTGAAGCAAATTATTGACCAATTGAACACTATGCAAACAGATATGCACGACATGAAAGGTGATATCAAAGAGCTGCAAACAGATATGCACGACATGAAAGGTGATATCAAGGGTTTGCAAAAAGATATGACCATAGTTAAGAAGGATATCAAGGAAGTAAAGCTGCAAACAAATTATATCTGGCAAGATATCGAACGCCTGGGCGATCGGCTGGACATACAAGAAGAAGCCGCCAGAAAAGCGGTTAAATAAATAAAAACCCCTCACCTGTGCGCCAACACAGATAAGGGGTAATACATGGGGCGCATTGGTATACGCCGCTATTAACAAATAAAGTATATCAGAAGCGCCCTAAATTATCAATAAAATAATAAGGGGCGTGATTTTTTATGCGTAGGGCGAATGGGCAGGGGAGTATATATAGAATAAAAGGCCGCAATGTACGCAAGCCTTACGTTGTACGTGTATGCACCGGTGAACGAACAGCAAAAGGCGATTATAAGCGTGCGGATATTGACTCATTTGCGACTTTACGTGAAGCAGAAGCCTTTTTAGCTAAGTATTCGAATCATCCTATAGATTGGTACAATTATACCTTAGAAGAACTCTATAATGAATGGTATGCGCGTAGAGAAAAGAAATTTCAACAAGGCAAAATCAAGCGCCAGGCATTAGATTGTAACCGTGCTGCCTGGGTGCATTTAAAACCTTTGGCAAAGAAAAAAGTAAGAGTCTTGACTACAGACCAATTACAGTCCCAGCTTGATCTTATAGCCGAGAATCCGGATTCTCGTGGAAAATTACCGTCAAAAAGTGCTTTGGAAAAGGTTAAATCTTTGCTGAGTATGTTATTTGATTTTGCTGTTGACCATGATATTGTTGATCGCAATTATGCCAAGTCATTAGATATCCCGGATGCGCCTGAAGGTGACAGATTGCCATGGTCAGATTTAGAGAGAGCTAAAATTGAGAAAGCCGCAGAAGAAGGGGTCGAATGGGCTGCTTGTATAGTAATGCTATATTATAGCGGATTGCGCATAGAAGAGTTTGTAACTTTAAAGAAGTTTGGGGCGCAGTTTTCGGAAGATGGCAGGTTGATGGCTTTAGTCGGTGGGAATAAGTCTGCTGCCGGGAGAGATCGGTTGATTCCGATACATCCTAAAACTGAAAAGTATTGGAGCAAATGGTATAATTATGATCCCTCCAGTGAATATGTTATACCAAAATCAGCAAGCCCATTAAGCCGTAAAAGAGGAGCGGATCATTTTAATAAAGACTGGTGGAGAGAGAATTGCTACTATGCCGCAATTGATAAGATAAACGCTGGAGGTGGGGGAATACGCAGATTATCCCCGCATAGCTGCCGCCATACCTTTGCAACTCTGGCTATGGCCGCGGATATACCGTCCGAAAAAATAGCCATGCTGATGGGGCATTCTGACTTTAAGCATACGAAACGATATACCCATGAGGACGTAACTGATTTAAGAGCGTGTGTAGCTCGTATTATTGGCTAACATTTGTACGACAGTAGTACGACATTAGCCTATTTTTTGGCCTTATTTTGCCGCTTTTTGGGGATAAGAAAAAGCCTGCCATCTTAGTAGATAGCAGGCTTTTTTGGTGGGGCTAACTGGGCTCGAACCAGTGACCTCTTGCATGTCAAGCAAAATAGGCGAAATAAAACACCTGCTATATGGGTTTTCTACACGACATTAATACGACATTAGCCGCTTTTTGAAAGCGTAAGTAAATGAATTTATTTACCCGCAGCCAGCTTGGCCAATAAAGCCGCGCCGTACTTGTACTCGCCCAGATATGCCATGGTATCATCATCAAGGCCAAACCGCTGCTTTACCTTATCATAGTTAGCAGGTTTGCTGGCGGCTGTTTGCTGTCCCTGCCCGCCAAAGCTGACAACGGTTTTTTGACCGTTGCCCCGGTAGTCCCACTTGGACTTATTATCGCGGCTGTCCACATGAGTAAAGCCATCATATAAGCCGATACCGCCCATACCGATATGCTCAGCGTATTGGGCAACCGCCAAAGGTGATACGCCTGCTATAACAATATCTGCCGCCTTGCCCTGTAAATGCTGGCTGTTGGGGCTTCCGCCTACTGCTTTGTTATGTGCAGGGGTACGATATGCACTGTTGATGTGTATAGGTTTGCCGAAATGGTCGCGTATTTTCTGTAAGCCATCTACCAGCTTATCATCAACCAACACCGCAACATTGCCATCTTTGCAGGCAAACTCCTTGACCGTAAAGTTGGTTGACAGCTTTCTATTACGGTCATTGAGTAAATTATATTTATTCACAGACATCTTTCTGTACCTCCTGTTTTTGTTTGCCTATCTTTATCCGCAACAAAGCGATAATCTCCCCGATAACGGCTGCTGCTACCGCACCGACCAATACAACAGGCTCTAACCCGGTTTTGGCAAATATCCACAGCACAGCCACCACAAACGCCAAAAAAAATAACCCTAGTATAAGTAGGATTTTATCCATTGTTTTCAATTTTTTCACCGCCCTTGTTGCTTACCCCCGCCGCGTCTATCTTGCCCTCCGCTGTTATGTATGCCACCAGGGATGCACCGCTGACCACTGCCCCCGCAATAGTACTGATGGTATCACCGTCCAGCCCGAATACTACCGCCAAACCGGATATTACCCCGACAACAGCCGCCCACATCTTACGGCTGCTCAATTTACGTTTTATATCCATTTATATACTCCTTTCCAAATCCTCAATCCGATGATTGGCAACCTTGATCGATTCTTCAACCACCGCCTGATCCTTTTCCAGCTTATACACCTTCTCGACCAAACAATTATGTTTGTCCATCTTCTTTTCCAGCGTTTTTACCCGCTGCTGGATGCTGCCCCATACCGCCGCCAAACCCAGCAAATATATCACAATATTGATATCCAGTTTCTCCACCTTACACCCCCATATTATGTTTATTTATCTGTCTCTTGGACACTTGCGCGAAGTAGGAAAGGTACTTCATCAATCGTTATGCTACCCGACTGGATTTCGCGCGCATATAATTCAACCAATTTTGACATATCTAATCACCCCTTTTGTTATTGTGCAAAGACAACATCACAAATTTCCATAATACAGCCTTTCAAGAATTCGTTTTCGGCGAAAAGCTGCTGAATTAGGATATCTTTTTCATTCTCTTTACTCTCCTTCGGTATATATTCGCATTCATTTTTATCAAACATATGACCACCTCCTAACTAAATCTTAAACTGGCTTGAATAACTTCAATAGGTGACACACCTTTGTTGATGTAAAATCTGTAGGCAACACCAAAGCCATTTGAAGCGGTAGTGTTTACAAAAGTATGGGTCAGCCGATTGATTTTCGATGTGGCGTCCTCCCAAATCGGCGTGGGGTCAAATGGGTTGTTCGTCACCTCGCAATAAAACACACTATCAGATGGTCTATCGGACGGAAACAAGGATAACAGGCACTTTGTAACCATGGAATCTGTGGCTACTGCTCTGGAAGCAGCAATACGCGACAGATCACGATTAAAAGTTATTTGCCGTGTGACCATTCCCCCCGCCCCATCATTGGCGGTAATTGTCAGCACATGTTGACCGTTGTACAATCTTAACCATACTGGCGTAAGATCAGCTGTGTACTGTGATCCCGATGTTGCGGTATACGTTTTGACCGCAATTAAATCCCCGCCATTTGTCACAGTTTCGGTGACCGTCAATGTTTGCCCGGCATCTGCATCAGTTACCGTGTAGACATATTGTAACGGATTTGTCTGATTGCCCAGTGTGGTATTTATACCGCTTATGACAGGCGGCGTGTTGTAATTGATAGCTACCGCTGATCCGGTTGTATAGGCTGATTCGTTACCCAGGGCATCAACAGCCTTAACGCGCACCTGATATGTTGTGCCGCTACTTGGTACTATATCGGTATAAGATGTTACAGCGGTTATTCCTATTTGGGCATATACGCCATTATCTATTTTACGCTCCCAAACATAAGATATAGTATCACCGTCCGGGTCAGTAGATCCTCCTGTGGTAATAGCCAAAGGTTGACCAGCGTAGGGGATACCGTGAGATATGGATGACGGGATTGTTGGTGGCTGATTCCACACAAGAATATAAGCACCATCTGTATCAGGTGCATCAGACACCAGATTGTCAGACGCCAAAAATAAAGCTGGTCGCAAACCGTTATCACCTTTATAAACATCATCGTTGTTTCCTAAACTGCCACTCGCACTTACAGTTCTCGCAGTCCCCGAATGAATAGCCACTGGCGTCGCAAGCCAATAATAATAAGGTTTGGAAGGTGCTAAGTCGGAATAAGTACATTCTGACTGGCTGACTGCTTCTGCCGTTGGGTATGCGAGGCGGCGGGTTGTACTGTTGAAGTAGCTCCAAACCGTTCCTTCGGTGATCCCATTTTCAGTACCAAGACCAACTTCCGTTTTTGTTAAAAGGCGTATTTTACGTGTGATAGTTTCTGAACCGCCGCCGTCATAAGTGGGCAGGGCGATAGTTATTGCATCGTCCAGCAGAGCATTGCAAAATTTTGCTTCAAAATTAGCTAGAAACCCAACCTCAGCATCATACTCATTGTAGTTAGACCATACATATGTATTGCTGGGCGGCTTATCGTAACTGTGACGCGCGCTGTACCAGACCCCCGCCCCGGCTGAACTATTAAGCCATTGGTCAATATTTGACTGGCTGTAACGATTATTTCCGCTATCCTGGCGTACACTACTTGGGTTTGATGACTCTTTTGCGTCAAAACATTTTAATGAAATGATTTTTTCAGTCACAAGTTTCACATGGTCGGGCTCATGGTGACCCACAATCCATCTAATCACCGCGCCGTTGTACTTCGTGTTTATTGACTTGACAACAGCACCAACAGGCAAAGCGGATAGTAATTGTGCCATAAGTTATACACTCCAATCTAAGTATTGAGATAATTACAGATAAAGTCTGTTTGTGGCTGTATCCAGCACACCTTCCGGTAAACCACTGCCATCATACCCTTTCCATTGTGGAAGTTGTTCAGGTACAAAGGCATGAATTACAGTTGTGCCGGTAAAACCTGTATCAAGCTGTTCACGCAATCCTTGTATAGCATAATCTTGTTCGCGTTGATGCTCTTCGACAGTTGCGCCTATGCTTTCGGTGACTGTGCTGGCGGGTTGATTGTGCTCCATGGGTGCGGCATACGTCATCATTCTGACTTCGGTAACATAACTATTACCGCCAACATTTACTGTGATGATGGTATTTTCCTGATTTGTTATAACAAATGCCACATCGTGGACATGTATCGTGTCGGCGATATCGGCACTTTGACTGATCGGGATGATATTATCGCTGTCTTCACCATCAAGCCATGAATAGGCAAACAAAAACTCTTGACCGTTTTCATCAAGAGCATAAATTCCTATTTCCCTGATATACACCGTTTCGAGCAACTCATAGTTGCTGATTTGGATTGATAATCTTATCTCACCATTAATATATTCTTTGTCGGCCAAAGCAATATCTATTTCTAATGGGTTAACCAACGCTGTCAATGTGTTTTGGCTTAATTCGCTGACGCCATCACCCGCTCCCGCCCTGAATAACACCAACTCCAACCCATTAGCCAAAAAATTAGTTAATTTTTCTGCACCAACATCTGTTATGGTTGATTTATAATTTGCCACTATACCACCCCCATGTGTCTGTGTATTGTAATTTGCTTCATTCCCACGACCGCAATCGGTTGTAGGTGCGTTACCTGTTGAGGTATTTTTATCTGAGTTTGTAACACCAGGTTTGCGGGTATCATTTGCCTTAATACCGCAAGTAGCGTATCGCGCTGATTATGCCCTTCCAGGGCAATTCGGATGAATAGGCTGTATGCATCATTATCAAGATTGACGGTAACATCTTTGCTGACCGTGTTCAGGTATTTCAAAAGGGTTCTGTAGGTATAAGGGGTATGATCAAGGTATTTAAGCAGTATCCTATCCCTGCGGTCCTGCAAAGTACAGCTAGGCTCAACAGAAATACCCATAATCTTTTCCCAACGGCTACACCCATATTCGGTCAGGCTGACCAGAAAGAAATCATAAGCAGCTTTTCTGACATCATGTGCAGCCTGTTCAAATTCAGGTTGTTCTGCCCTCGCGATCTGCTGGAACTCGACCAATTCCTGAATGTAGCGTGGCCAATAGTTTTTAAGCTCCATTTGTCACTACCCCCAGAATAGGAATAGACGCTGAGTCAAGAGCAATATTCGCCGACCCTCCGTTGATCGTGGTTTCGGCAATGTCAATAACACCTTCAATGTTCAGGATTTTCGTTTCGATCTGGCTGACGCGGATAATCAAGCTTTCATTATCAGCCCAAATTCTCGCTAATTCGCTAAAATATGATTGGATCGATGCTGTTACCGCTTCCTGTACGGCTGCCCAAGTTTCACCGTAAGATAACGTCAACGTGAAAGCTATATTAATTGTTGCACCGGCGACACCTTCGACTGTAACAACGTGGCCAATCGGTGCGATACCGTTGCCGACGCCCCGATTGGCCACAGGATCGACGGCTGTTTGAACACTGTCAACAAGCTCAGAAGGCGGCACTCCCCAATCGCTGTCGATAAAAATAATCTTCACTGTTCCGCCGCCGTTCCAGACGGGGGTAACCTTTGCGGCGCCAACGCCTTGAATGAGTTCAACCTTCATCTTATAGTCGGCTTTATTTCCACCGTATGCCTGGTATTTCAGGCTTTCCAGATAACGGCCATAAAGGTCGGCGTCGCTTTCTTCATCCTCGCCATTGATCAGGATATCGGCCAACCGCGCAGCGCCAAGACCGCCCACGAAGTCGATCGGGAACAGAACGCCCTGGTATTGATTGCCCACCACACCTGCAGTTTCGCACAGCATCTTGAACTGCCCGCCGGCAATCTTCTCTGTCGCAACATAGTTCAGGGATCCGCCGGAAAAACGTGTGCCGATCGGGATATCCATAGCATTTCCGGAACCATCTTCAAAATAGCCTTTCCTGATCGCGCCCGTGGCTGCTGTGCGGAATATGCTTCTTTCACTAACCTTCTTTGTCAGGTCGTCGCCGGTTTCCGTATCAGGGAATGCCCTATCCATTAGATAGGCCAGTTCGATATACAGTATCGCCAATTCTGCAGCTGCCGGTGCTATTGCATCATACACGACGGATCCTTCACGTTTATCAATAGAAGCTGCAACACGATTAAGGCAGCGTGACATAATATTTTCAAATGTCATATCTTCATACACTGATCCCCACCTCCCTTTCAATAAAGATTTCCCCGAAAACTGTTTCAGCCGTGAACTTCACCGAAGCAGTTCTTTTATTGATTTGAGCAACTTCAAAATCTGTTATGTCGGTAATCCGACTGTCCGCCAGAAGTGCTTCGCGAACAACTCTTTTGATTTCACTTGCAAACACCGGATAACTTTTACCGACAACGGCGGTCAACTCTATGCCATAGTTCCAAGAATAGATTAAGTATTGAAATCGTTCAGTTTGCAATATTTTATAAATAGCTTGTTTCATTGCTTCTGTATTATCAATAAAACCGCCTACATGACCAGCATCCAAATTTATCTTGAAAGTCCGTGTCGGGGTTTCGGCAGAAGTCTGTACTTTCACTTCCTGCCCGATTTTAATCATTGTTGCTTTTGGAATCACCAGCTCACACCCTTCCCATAACCAGGAACGACTGCCCGCCCTGATTCCTAAACAGAACTAACTTATCGCCCACCGCCAACCCATAATAATATTCAGACGATTCATCCGTGTTGGTCTGGTAATTATTTTTCAGTATGTGAGTATGCTCGGCAAACGCCGCTTCACCGCTTCCGCCAGATGTTGACTGGGTATGAGGAGAGTCCTTAACCCCTGTATGGTAGTGCGTTGGATAATAACCAGCCTTGAACTCTTTCATAAGGACAATAGCATCACCGGTAATGTCAAACCGATTGTCAACACGAATTGTCAGTGGAGAGGTTGACGTCACTGTGCCAAACATAAAAGCAGCCGGAACATTAACATCATTTGTTTGCTGTGCAATTTGCTTCATAGTGTCAAGAATACCCATATCACACCACCTTTATTAGGTCAAACAGCCTCCCGCCGTTATCCTGCAACACCTGATAAGTAGCAAAGGCGAAAGCGTCAATAATACGTTCTTCGTCATCACCAAGTTCAACACCGTTCATTTCACAAACGGCGTGAAAAACTTCGTGCCACAACGTAACACACATTCGTTGATGTTCCTGATTGGTAGAATTCAAGCGAATTCGCGCCATCCCATAGGTCACATCACCAAAAAGAACCTTATCGCCATCGTTCAGGTTATCGCAAAGTTCAACGGAAAATTCAATTCCGTTTAACCTGATTGTTTCAGGAATTTTCACCGTATCCACCGCCCTTTCAGAGTCAAACAGCTTGATTTCGGCCGCTGAATCATCACACCACCTTTAACTTCAAATCCATAGTTTCATCTAGCAGATCGTGGGTAGCTTCCTCAACAATAAAAAAGGAACTGATGCCAACAGCTCCTATGCCGATATATAAGGCTCTCCCTGCTCGAACGGAAAGGTCCGCGATTGCATTGACACTGAAGGATCGCTTTGGCCGATTGTATAACTCCAGCATTTTATCCCCACGTTCTTTGATCTGTGCTTCGTTCATGCTTTCATCCACAACTTCATAGTCTTGCAAAATACCCCAGAAGTTAATGTTATTTGAATCCTGAAACAGATAAACGTCCCGTTTGCCGGTAGTCTTGTTATTCTTAACCAGCTTGATCTTGTTGTATGTGTTGGAGTCTATGTCGCTTTCATAGGTGTATCCTGTCGCCAGGCTTTTGTCACCCACAAACAGATCCAGCTTCGCTGTTTCAATATCGGTCAAAGTCAGCTGTCCGAAATCATCCCACAGTACAAACATTTTCCCGGTATTGATCAATGTGTAGTCAATCGCTTTCAGGACTATATCGAAAAGGGTCTGCCCGTCCTCGATCATAGACGGGATAGCATAACCGGTATTTGCCAGCTCCCCGGTTTCCAATTCAAAGTCAGCCGCTATTTGGGTCAGAATCTGGTCGGCACGCTGCCCGTGGAAAACATAAGTTTCCTTGTTTTTTTTCAAATACCAGGTCTGATCATAGCACAGGACGGATATTTGTTCTTTTTCATTCCTGCTGATTTTTACTACATAGCCATAGAATAGACCGGTGTCGTTGTTTTTTAGTGCGATAATTCCTCCATGCGACCATACAACAGTGTCATCGGCAATAATAGTTAGATCTAGGGAGGCGGGGGAACCCGACCGTTTTGTTGTCCATTTTGCGCCACTGACAAGCTCGGTTATATCAAACGCGCCGCCGGTAACGTTGTTTTGATAAAGAATAGCAATACTCATGGTATGATGAACGCCTGCCCGGGATAAATCAGGTTCGGGTTGGCCCCGATTATCCCCTTATTTGCATTATAGATTTTCGTGTAGTCGCTCCCTTTGCCGTAGAACTGTTTCGCAATATTCCACAGGCAATCCCCGGACTTCACGGTGTAGGTTTTGGTTGCCGGTTCAGGATCCTTGGCGCGAGCTGGCTCCTGAACAGTTGCAGGTTCTTCCTGCTTTTCCGGAAGGGCGATCCGTTTCGGGGAAATATCTTTCCACTCATAAAGTTTGATCGTATAATACAGGTCGCCCAATTCTCCTGACCGTTCTTCATATTCAAACGACTCAATCCCCATTCTGATATTGCAGTCAAGGTCTGTTCCAGTTATTAAAAAACGAACAGGATCCTTGTCGTCCCGGGCTTTCTGAATAACCCGGACAATACTGATTGGGTTCTTGATTCGCCCTGTGGTGTACGGTGCCTTTGCGGCGGGGAAAAAACTTTCCCAAGCCAATATTCGAAGACCCTTTTTCCGGAGAAGAAGGACTTCACCCAATTCAAGAACGGTTGCCAGCTCATTTTTTCCCGGAGAAGATACATTCAATTTTTCCGGGAGTACGGGAATATTTATTTCCTGCCCACCGATAATCAAAGTCATTCGGTATTTGCTCATCAGTTATACACCCCTTCCGCCGCTGCAACGAATTCACCTTCCAGCTTTGTTTCAATCTTTCTGACAACTTCATCAACATCGACCTTTTCGCTGATCTTTGCATCTACCGCGACAGTAGGGGTCAGGGTAACGAAGTTTTGAACGTAGCGCATTTCAGCCACGTCGCGAAGGAATTTCAAGTCTTCTTCGGCAATATTGATGTCGCTTTCAATAGAACCAACAGAACCGACGGAATCGACGTTTCCGATGTCCATACCAGAACCAGCGCCGCTTCCTTTTTCGGCTGACGCTTGTTTTGCTTCGGCAATGGCTTTTTGTCGGTCGGCTGTTGCCTTTCTTGCGTCCGCCTTCATAGTTAAAAGGGCGGAATCGCGTTTCGCTATCTGACTTTCGATCTTCTTCTGGAAAGCGGCAAGGTCTGACGCTCTGGCCGATTTTGCGGCTTCATTTTCAAGCTGCGCCGTAGCCCCGAATGTGACCTGTTCGATAAGGCCGATATTCACACCAGGAATTTTGTTCAGTGTGTTAATAAATCCATTTATGATAGAGATAGCGCCATTCACCATATTTTGAAGACTCGTAAGAACCCCGGACTTCATATCACCCATGAAGTTCTGAATGGCTGTGCTTGCGGTCATGATTCCCAAGACTAACTTGTCCCACAAACCAAGAACCCAATAGATGCCTGTGAAGAATCCTATCTTGACCCAATCCCAGGCAGTCATAATTGAATTTGTAGCAATCAGCCAGGCATTTTGAATGCCTCCGACAGACTGAACCCATTTGTAGATTAGCATTATCAATATCCCGATTGCCAGCGCAATCAAGCCAATAGGTGAAGCAAGCATAGCAGTATTTAAAGCCTGCTGCGCCAATGTAGCGTTACCAGTAGCAATCGCTACAATTCCCATCACAATTGCCTTTGCCATTAGCGCAACGTTGTACGCAAGCGTTCCAACTGTGTTTATTGCCGTCCAAACAGCTTGTGCTTTGCTTATGATCAAATAAGAACCTGCAGCAGCGGCTACGCCCCAGAAAATCGGCTCGATTGCTGACCAGTTATCATAAATGAACTGCGCGCCCTTGCCGATAGTCTGGATTACCGGCTGAAACGTTTTAAGCATCATGTTTCCGATAATCGTTCCGACCTGCGAAAAGGTCATCGGCATTTCAGCAAACTTCTTGTTCGTTTCTTCGGCCGCCGCAAACATGGCATTTTTAATCACGTCGGCCGTGATAAGACCTTGGGAAGACATTTCCCGCAATTCTCCTGTCGTTTTCCCCATATAGTCTGCTATTGACTGAGCCAGCAGCGGCGCGTTTTCCATAATTGAACGGAATTCGTCGCCTTGCAGCCTTCCCGCGGCCATTGCCTGCGTTAATTGGTACATTGCAGACGTTTGTTCCTGGATACCGGCGCCACCAATTACGAAATTCTTGTTCATCAGTTCAGTAAATGCGATCACTTCGTCGTTACTAGTGAAGGCGTCGCCGGCAAGAATACCAAGCTTTGCAACAGCGTCAGCGTTTGTTTGGTACGCCCCTCTGGAACGGTTCGCCGAAGCAAAAATTTTGTCTTGCAGCTGCTTGGTTGTTTGAAGACCGTCGTTGATCAAATCAAGTCGCGCGGTCGTTTGCGTCATGCCGTCGGCAAGGTTTATGATCTGTTTTGCACCGAAAGCAGCAACAGCTGTTCTTATTAGATTACCGACACCGCCCCAAGCGCTTTTGACTTCATTTGCAACATTCTCTGCTTGCTGTTGTTTTTGATTGAAATTATCCATCTGCCCGGATGCACGATTGACCGCCGTAGCCGTTTTATCAAATTTTGCAGCCGGGTTTACGCTATCAGAAAGCCGGTCAGTAGTTTCCAGCGCGCGATTAACCTTTGCAGTATTGTTTGCAATACGATTTAATACAGAAGACATTCTGTCCCGGATTGCCATCTGTGTAGCTACGCCTGCCAAGATATTCACCTGCCTTTCTTGCC